TGCAGATGATGACACGATTAATACATCATCTACTGACGCCGTCAAGTGTGGGATTGTCGCCAAGGTATTAGACGCCTCAGCTAACGAGGTGTTGATGCTGTTTAAGCCTACAGGTGAGATATAATAACACTAACAATTAGTTGCAACTAACATAAGGAGATTAACATGGCATTAAAGAGAGTTACAGAAGAGGGCGTTAACGGCGAGATCGCTAAGAATCTACCCCGTGACGGTCGTATGGAGATGCTGCAGATGATCACGCAGCTAGAAGAAGCCAACGAGATTACAGAAAAACACGTTGTTGTCGGTAACCCGCCTCCGATGGTGAGAGAGGGTAAAGGCAAGTCTCTTGGTGAGAGGCTGAGAGAGTACGAGCTGGATATTGACAATGATATCTTTAGCACGTTTATCGAGGTCACCGAAAGAGAACGTCGGCTTGATAAAACTGGTCAAGTGCAGCGCAAGATCGATATGCTGCCAATGCAGGCCCAGCGCCACTGGAACCGGTTTGTAACTGAGGCCATCGAGGGCAATCAGGCTGCGTACGACGGTAATGGTATGTTTGGATCCAGAACTGTCGGCGGTAAGTCTCAGGACAACACCATTGATGCAGGATTAGCCGCCTCTAACGATCCGACTGAGACTGAGATGATCGATCTGATCCTAGACGCTCAGAACAAGATCAACTCATTTGTCGATGAATCCGGCGACCCAATGAACCAAGGTGCTGAGCGCATCCACGTGATGGTGCCAACCAAGCACGGTCCGATTGCCCGAAAAGCGATCGAGAAAAACTTGGTTAACTCAGGTGAGTCCAACATCTTAGATCAGATGCAGGTCACTTATAGCACTAACCATCTGCTTGACAACGACAATTACATCTATGTATTTGCGGCTGATGGACTTAATCCACCGATCTTACTCAAGCAGTTGTTTAGCCCAGAGTTAATTACATTTGGCAGGTCATCTGATTACTTCAAGGCCAATTATAAGATGCGGTTTAAAGTTAAAGCGGAACGCGGCATATCCCCATTTTTCTGGGAGAGCGCGGTACGCATCGACCTGAGTAGCTAATAAGATAAGGTAGATATGGCGGGGCTACGGCTCCGCCTCCTAATTATAGGAGTTAATATGCATTACAAGATTATCAATCTGCCTTACACACTATCCAGAGGCTATCATATCAAGCTCGATAGTCAACTAGCTTACAAGCACCAAGATGTTATATGCCCGCTTAAAGATCGTATGGGACGATTAAGGTACTATTATGTCGCCGGAGAGTTGACACTTAAGCCGGGAGAGACAGTGCAGATACTAGACGATGAGTTGGATAGAGATGGCATCGACATAAGATATGAGATACTCGAGGAGGATGATTAATGGCAGCATATACACCTGTCAAGATAACAGAGGGATCAGGCACAGATATTGGACCTAATCTAACAGCTGTCAACAGCTCAGATAGTTACGCTTGGGGATCTAAGCGAGTACTAATCGTTAATAATGGGTCAGGTGGTACACTTAATGTAACCATAACCCCAAATAATCAGACAGTTAATGTCGCCGGATATGGTGAGCTAACTAAGGATAGCATCAACTATAGTGTTGGTGATGGTGAGACAGCTATCATTGACACCAGATCGGTAGCATATCAAGGTACAATCAGTGTATCTTATGACGCTACTAGTAGTGTTACTGCTGGCGTATTTGATTTTGAGGCGCTATAATTATGAGTTTCAGCGAGGAGATCAACGCTAACTTCTTCCAGATCGATGAGATGGCTGACGAGATCATCTACAATGGTACAGCTATCGCTGCTATTATTTCGGCTCCATGGTCAGACACTAATGACGTTGACAGTCAAGATTATACCATACTGATTAGTGAGGAGTCAATAACTAATCCCGGTTATGATGATGATGTGACGATTAATGGCCTGTCTTATAAGGTTAGGGGTGTTAGACCCGATGGTACTGGATTGTATAACCTCAAGTTGGAGCGTCAATAATGGCTAAGCAACAGTGGCGATCCAATGTCAAAGAGTTCAAGCAGAAAATTAAGAAGTTAGGTACCGACTTTAAAAACTCAGCTAAAAAAGCGCTCAACAAAGCTGGCCAAACACACCCTAAATCAGCCCTAAAAGAGATGGTTAATGACGTTAAGAGAGACATGGGTGGCCTAAGAAAACCTGAAATTAAACAATCATTTAACGTCGATAAGGCTAAGACTAAGAGCTTATTTTTCAGGATTAAAAGCGGACGAGATGCGGCAAAAAGAATACCATTGTACAAAGCTGCTAAAGGGATAAGACAGACAGGGGCCGGCGTTAGTTATACATTAAACGAGCAAAAAAAGCAGATACCCGGGGCATTTATCGCGACGATGGCCAGTGGCCACACCGGCATCTTCCAGCGAGCCAGAAACAGTAGATGGAGAGCCCCTAGTAAAAATAGCCAGCGTAAAAAATCTGGTCTACCCATCAATGAGATGCATGGCCCTAGCATCACGGCTGTTGTAACCAGTCGTGAGAACATTAAAGACCGCCATCGTAAAGCTGTCAGGATATTTAACGACGAGTTTGACGCGGCTCTGGACCAGCGTCTACGTAAGAGAGGACTCAAGTAATGGCACATGCACGCAAACAAATAAGAGATGCAGCAGCTGGTGTGTTAACTGGACTCTCACTAACCGGCAGTAACGTCTACACTAATCATGTCTACAACTTGACATCATCTAAGTTACCAGCTATCATAATCCATACACTCAATGATACACCACAACAAGGTAACACAGAGTTAGGCACTAATAATACAACTCGATGGCATATATTAGAGATGGATATCGAGATAAGAGGCATCGCTACTGATATCGATGATAGTCTAGATGCAGTAGCGGCTGATGTAGAGGCAGCGATGGCTAATAATCGCACACTAAGCGGTAACGTTATTGACAGCGAGTTAACTGGATCAGAGTTGGAGGTGAGCAGCGATAGTGAGCGACCTACTGGACAACTAACACTGAGTTATAGCGTGATGTACTGCATCAACGATCGTAACCCAGAGACACTATTAACATAATAACCTTAAGAGGAGATTAACATGGCGAGGATAACAGGTAAGAGTGGTATCGTAGAGGTCGGCAGCAACGATGTGTTACAAGTAACTGAGTTTAGCTTGGAGATATCCAATGAGTTTGCCGACATCTCAGTGCTTAACGACCAATGGGCGGACCAACTACCACTTAAGTCATCTTGGACAGCAACAGTATCTGTTAATATGGATACAGCAGATACTACTGGTCAAGAGTCACTAGAGACAGCTGCCACAAATCGATCGACAGTGTCTGTTGTTCTAAAACCCGAGGGGGATAGTGGCGGAGATAAAAAATACACTGGTACCGCTTACATTGAGTCTCTATCGATGACCATCCCTGAGGATGTGGCAACAAGAGAGATCTCATTGACCGGCAAAGGTGAGCTAACTGTCGGCACAGTCTAATCACACTGACATAATTATAAGAGGTGCATATGTCAACAATTGATCTATTTAAAAAACACTATCACGAGGTGGTTAAGGGTTCTAAAGTCGAGAGTATCACTGTGGATGCTCTTAAGGATGATGACGGTAACCCCCTAGTGATCTATTTCTATCCACTCTCCACACTGTCGCTGGAGAAGCGAGAGCCCATCAATAAGATATCCCAATCATCGAGTAACGCTGATATTGCCGCTAGGTTATTAGTCGAGCGTGCGTTACGGTATGACGAGAATGGCAAGCTTGTCAAGATGTTTCGGGCTGCTGATGTACAACACCTCAAGGATGAGGCATCAGCTGATCTTGTCACCGATATTGTCGTTAGGATGACTGAGATTGATAACAAACATGAGAGAGATATCTTGGGAAAGCACGACGGCTAGATGAGACGATGCCGGAGCTGTATATCCTCTGTCAGATAGGGGAGCAGCTCGGCAAGTCCCTCTCGGAGATGGTCGAGATGACTCACGCCGAGGTAACCATCTGGGCCCAGTATTATAAGATAAAATCCCGCAAGCAAAACAGTAACCGCAAAGGATAATAATTATGGCACGAGACGATCGGATTAACTTTATCTTGGCTACGCAGGATAAGACCTCTGCCGACCTGAAAAAGGTGCAGCAGAGGCTCGATCGTCTTGAGGGCCAGTTCAAACGGACCGGCAAAGCTGCTCGTAAGATGGCGAGTACACCTAGGATTGTAAGATTTAACCAAGCGTTACAGTCTACAGTTACCATCGCTAGCGGTCTTATTAATGTCTTTAGAGGTGCTGTTAGAGGATTTGAGTCACTGGTTAGTAACGGTCAACAATTAGCTGATGCGATGGAGCGTACTGGGGCGTCCGGTAAGTTCTTGACTACATTGAGGTTTCAGGCTGCCAAAACCAATACCGAGTTCAACAAGACAACTGAGCTTATCAATGAGATGTCGCTTAGGATAACAGAGGCAGCCCAGGGCGAGGGCCAAGCAACTAACATGCTTAAGAAGATGAACCAAGCTTTTGGCGATATCAATTTGAGCGCTAAAGAGTTGGCCCAACTTAGCCCAGAAGAGCAATTTAGGCGGATAGCTCAAGCTGTTGCTCGTATTGATAACATCAGTGTCAGACAGAATGTTGTTGACAAGCTGTTTGGGGGCCAAGGCATGGACGCCCAGACTTTTATTGTCAATTTTGGCCGTAACATGGACCAGGTGTTTAACTCGGCCATGAAGAGTGGCGCCCAATTGACGAGCCAACAAGTCCAACAACTATCTGACCTAAACAAACAGTTACAATCTCTTAAGATAGCTGCATTAACTCAGCTACAAAAAGTCCTGGCCGAAAATAGTCAGCAGATTAAAGACGGGTTACAGTGGCTTATCAATAATATACCTAACGCCATAAGAGGTATTAAAGAATTTGCAGACGCAATCGGCAACGTCGCAAAAAACTTAGGACTAGTATCAAGGACAGCTAAAGAGCAGTTGCAGGTCAAACAATCTAACCTACTAAATCAAGCAGAAGAGCAGCTTAACAGGATAGAAGAGATTGACAAGCGTATCAAACGATTACGTAAGTTTGAGCGTGGGGAGTTATCAACTGCTGACGTAGGTGGACTAACAAGTGTCGGACTATCAGCTAAAGATAACATCAAAGCTCTACAAAGAGAGCGAGAGCAATTAAAACAGAAGACCCGGGAGCTTAAAAAACAAGCTAATGGTATAGATAGTCAGATAAAATCACTAAAACAACAAAAAGACAAACAGACACAAGTAACCAAACAAGTAACTAAGACCACAAAAGAACGTAAACAAGAAAATAAACAACTTGACCAAACAAGCCAAAAACTAGATAAAGTCTCCCAGAAACAGAAAACAACTAATAATCAATTTAGTGTACTAACCCAAAATGAAGAAGAACTCAACAAAAATCTAGACGAGCAAAAAACTAAGTTCAACGAAGTTAAAACAGCTGGCACTGGGGCCCTACGCTCAATCGTCGGAGTGTTCCGAGATGGCAAAGTTGAGGGCCGAGAGATGCTAAATCTGGTTACTCGATTAGCTGAGCGATTTGGATTGCTCGATAAACTAGGACAATCAATTGGAGGTATGTTTAGTGGTGGCTCTGCCGGAGGCGGCGGAGGTTTTGGCCTAGGCGGCATCGGCAGTGCTATCTCCAGCGGATTAGGCGCTATAACTAGTGGTATCGGTAGTCTATTTGGTGGATTTTTTGCGGATGGCGGGACCCTCGGGGCCGGACAATACGGCATAGTAGGAGAGGAGGGCCCTGAGTTAATTGGGCCTAGCAGTCAATCCCGTACAATAACTCCAATGGATGGCGGTGGCTCTGGTGTCACTATCAATCAGACGGTGGTTATCGAGGGAGAGCAAGACGCCAGCGTCGAGCAGAAGATAGCAGCCGCAGCACCAGCTATAGCAGAGCAGACTAAAGCTAAGATCGCTGAGGAGATACAGCGAGGCGGCAAGATGGCTAAGGTCGTCGGTAGGAGAGGAGACTAATGGCGATATTAACATTACCGGATATAATGGGGATCGAGAGAGCAAGCTTTGGACTCGAGAGCAATACTAAGGTGTTTAGCTCGTCAATCAACAAGTCAACACAGACAGCCAGATTTAGTGGTGCACGATGGACTGCTACTTATCGACTAGTCCCCCACACTCTAGATGATATCGCTGAGATACAGTCGTTTTTAGTCCAACTCAGGGGCCGCTCTGGACGATTTTATGCTTACGATCCCCTTAAGAGATCCCCAAGAGGTACTGGTAACGGTAACCCTGTAGTTGATGGTGATAGTCAGACGGGTACATCATTAGATACTACTGGATGGGCACCTAATGAGACAGTGTTACGCAAGGCTGATTATGTACAGATTGGTGACACTGACGAGCTTAAGATGGTAACACAAGATATTATATCCGACGGGTCAGGTAATGCAACGTTAGTATACGAGCCACCGATACGGACATCCCCGCTAGATCAATCTAATATTATCGTCCATGATGCATCAGCAGTTATGTTATTAGCTGAAGACAAGGTTAGCTGGGAGGAGGAGCAAGGTCAACTATCCCGAGTAACGATTAAGGGTGTGGAGGCTCTAATATGACACGATTAACGGGTAGTAACTTAAGTGAGTCACTATCAACACAGATGGCTCCAGTCTATTTTGTCGAGCTTAGATACGATAGTGGCACTATAAGAGCTCATAGTGCTATCGGTACTATTAACTGGGGCGGTAATGATTGGTTAGGTGTTGGACAGTTTGGCCAGATCAGTGAGGTGCTCAATCAATCTGATCTAGAGGTATCATCACTTAAACTAACACTATCAGGTGTCCCTAATGATCAGATCAGCGTTGCTCTCAACGAGCATTATCAGAACCGTAAGTGCCTGATTTACCTTGGATTTCTAGATGACGAGGATCAACTAGTTGACACTCCAGCGTTAATCTGGACTGGTCTTATGGAGTCTCAAGATATCACACTTAGTGACGCATCATCGGAGATACAGCTCAAGGTCGTTAACGAGTTAGCAAGATGGGACAAGCCTAAGGAGTTACGATTTAACGACGCCACCCAACGATCACTATTTCCAGACGACAGATTTTTTGAATTTGTGGCAGAAACCGTTGAGAAGCGCATATTTTGGGGTCAGGAAGAAAACAGAGATAGGGATTAGGTATACCATTGAGATACGATAACTGGCATCACATACTGGCTAATATGGTCCGAGAGTACCGCTCTAAAGATTTCGTCTGGGGCGAATCAGACTGCGTCACTTGGGCGTCAAATGTTGCTCATGCTATAACTGGTAGGGACCCAGTATGGTGGATTAGAGGCCAATATGATGACCAACAAGGAGCTGTCAACGAGATCTACAAGCTAAGAGATCGGATGACTACATCAGAGCAGCTTAAGTATCGCAACGATCGCAATAAGTGCAAGGAGCTAATCATATCACGAGTTGTATCAGAGATCTATCAGCCACTAGATAGCATCTATTACGCTCGTAAGGGAGATATGGTCGGTACATGTTGTCCTGAGTATGGTGTCAACTGGTATAGCTTAGGTATATGTCTCGGTCGATATTGTGGTTATATGCAAGATATCGGTGGTCTCGCTTATATCCCACTTGATCAGATACAACACGCATGGAGAGTCGAGTAATGGCATCAGTTATAGGTGCAGTAGCAGCAGCGGCAGCAACAGCAGCCGGAGCATCAGCAGCAGTAGCTGGTACGATTGGTGCTATTGCTACAGCTGTCGGTAGTTTTTTGGCTAAGTCCCTGTTTGGGAGCCGTAAGCAGCGTAATAGGGGGACAACGGCGAGATCCGCTGCTCAAAAAACTCGAGGCAGATCAACGGTCATTAAGTCAAGTGTTGAGAGTTGGAACATCATCTATGGACGTCAACGATCGTCTGGTCCATTAGCT